ACTTCCTGAACAACTCTTCCGACGAGTTTATTCAGGCTGTACTCAAAGCTATCGCCTCTGGTGACCTGTGGCTCAACAAGATCCGTTTCGACGAGAACAAGCACCGGATCTGGGGCAACGTCTGCCTGGAAGTCTACCTTCCCCATCGGGGAACGTGCCTTCTGCAGCACGTCAATCTTGGCCAATGCACCCTCGACACATTGGAGGAGGCCTTTGTTGAGGGCATGACTTCCTTGGTGGAACTCCATCCAAAGACTGGAGTAGGCGAGGCAGGGGTCTACCTTGGCCCCGACGACGACAAGCAGGTTGGACTGGGCATTCTGGGTCTGGCCAACTTCCTTGCTCAAGAGGGCGTCACCTACGCCGAACTGGCTGCGGTTTCCCGCGCATGGTCGCATGGTGAGGAAGTTCCTGATTCCAGTTCCAAGGCGCTGGCCATCGCTCGCGGCCTTATGAAGGCCATCGACCGGGCCGCCGATATTGCCAAAGCGGCTGGATTCAAGCGTGCCTTTGCCATCGCTCCTACGGCCTCATGCTCGTATCGCAGCGTGGACCTGCGTGGCTATGCCTGTACCCCTGAACTGGCTCCTCCCATCAGCCGCAGCATCGATCGGGATTCTGGCACCTTTGGAGTGCAGACCTACGAGTATCCGCCGAATGTCGAGACTGCCGCCGAGGTTGGCTGGCAAGACTATAGCGATGTGGCTGACCTGATCGTCACTCTTTTCAAAAACGACAACCTATTCCACGGCTATAGCTTCAACTCTTGGAGCGACCAGGTCACCTACGATCGGTCTTTCCTGATTGATTGGCTGCATGGTCCCCAGACTAGCCTGTACTACGCCCTCCAGGTGGCCCCTGACACTCAGGCCAAGGACGATGCCCTAGGGATCCTGGGAAATGATGCCAGCTGGTTTAAGTTCGATCCCATCGAAGAGGACGACGAAGAGGTTGTGGCTGGATTCTGCAGTGGAGTCAATGGGGGATGCAGCGAATAAAATCCCAACGCTTTCAAGTTCCTGGTGCCTTGTTTATTGAAAGACAGGTTGACCGGTGGAATGGCGAGGGCTTCATTGTCTGGAAACCTAACACCAGCATGTGCTTTACTGACCGTAAAGCCATGCTGAGGTTCATCAGCTGGCCAGCAAAAACACCAACGGGCGATGCAATCAGGGAATGGCTTCGCAGCTTTGACCCTGTTGTGGATCACCAACCATCAACTCATGAGCCACAAACAGCTTTGCCGTTATCGGATGAGCTGCTAGCCACCGGCTTTGGCCCCGAAGTCCATGCCTTGGATGAATCCGATCCAAATCACCTCACTCGCACCGTCATCTGATGAGCTCCCCTAGTCCTTATGTCTCCGTCCTAACCCGCAAGCGCACCTGGACGCCAACTCAGGTCTCCAAGGGGACCCTCAAGGAAGGCACAGATTCCACCATCCGTCGGTGTTTGGCCCTGCGTCACCTGGAGCTTCCTGTCCGTGACCTTTTGGCTGCTGGCCTCACCAGGGACCTTCCCAGCACTCCTGGAGTGGTCCAAGCCCTTGAGTCCAACATGGCCGACGAGGAGCGCCACGATCAGGCCCTGCAGTTCGTGGTCGATGCCCACGGCACCAATCCCCGAACGGAAAAAGTAGGCCTGGACATCCGAGAGGCCTGGGTCAATCACCCTGATCATCCCATCCTGAAGGCTGCCATTCTTGAACGATCCGTCTTCTTCGTCCTCCTTCCCTTCTTGCGGTTCGCCGGAGACGTTGGGATCCGGACCGTCGCTGCCGACATCAGCCGGGACGAACAGGTCCACGTTGCGGTACACCACATGGTCGCATCTGAGCTTGGACTTAAGCCCTCACCAAGTCTCGATTCTCTGCGGAAGGCAACCGTCTCCTGGGTCTTCGGCCAACTACCTATGGCCACCCTAGGCAACCAGCAGTTGACCAGCACCTTTTGGCAGCAAGCCTCCGACAACCTCTTCGAGCGGGGCAAGGCCCCTGAACTTGTCGGCACTCGTCGTGCCCGTCAGATCGCATTCTTCGAGGCTTCCAATGTCGATCTGCCTAGCTACTGATAGCCTCTGCACTTCTTGCGGTGTGCATAAACCACTCTCCGCTTTCTACAAGGAATCCAGAGTAAAGTCGGGTGTCACTGCGCGTTGTAAGGACTGCACCAAGTCAGCAGCTGGACAGTCGTACCAGAGGAGGGCTGATGAAGTCAAGGCGCGGATGAAGGTATCCTACTCTTCAGAGGGATCCTGGGCATCCAAGCTGTGGCGAAATTACCGCCTGACCACGGACGACTACCAGCGAATGGCTGAGGAGCAGGGTCACGTCTGTAAGTGCTGCGGAAGTGCCGTCAATGGTACTAAGCAGCATAACAGGTGGCTCGTGGATCACTGCCATACGACCAACAAGGTCCGGGGCCTTGTCTGCCTTCAATGCAACATAATGCTGGGTCACAGTCAGGATGATCCTGTCAGACTGCGAGCCGGCGCTCTCTATCTCGAAACCTATGGCTGACCCGCTGCGCATCCTTGTCGATCAGCTTATCGAAGCCTTTCCTGACTCCTACCCTTCGATCACCTTGACTGAAAAGGAGTTTGCATTTCGAGCTGGTCAGGTTGACATCTGCCGTCGCCTAAAAGAGGCCCGCGATAACTTCAACCTTGACCAGGATCTGACCTGATACTTTGCTACCTTTCCCATGTGTTTGTCCAGCGGTTCGAGACGTAGATCATCTCCACCACCTCCTCCAGCTCCTCCACCGCCGGAACCTACTCCTCCTGATCTGGGACTGACTCAGGCTCCAGACACTGGCAACATGATCCAGCAGAGTATGACTCTTCCTGGGGGATTGGGTACGATTGAGTCAGTTACATCCTCCAATAGATTTGCAGAAGCCCCAGTCTTGGATAGTCCGTTTGGTTTGGAAAGCCAGCGGGTTAAGAGAGAAAAGGCCCGTCTTTCCATTGCACCATAGACTATGTGCCTATTTCGTAGTTCTTCACGACCAGCTCCACCTCCTCCAACTCCTGCAGCAAACGCTGAGGCCGCCAGAGCCACAGCCAAGGCTGCCATTCCAGAGCCTGCTCCAGCACCGCCAGCCCCGGTGCTTCCTTCGTGGATGGCTGCCTCACCGACCGGTGCAGGAATCATTCGCAGAACGGAAGAGCAGCGCACCGCACCAAAACAGGCAGCCCGTGGTCCGTCCCGCCTGCTCATTCCTCTCGCTGGGAGTAAGCCGTGAAGAGTCGCACCGCTGCAGCCCGCTACGAGTTTCTGACAACCGACCGGACCGAGCCGCTTGATGCTGCCCGCAAGGCCACGTCCCTATCTTTGCCGTATCTGCTTCCTCCCTCTGGGCACAGTCCGGGAAACAAACTGACTACTCCTTGGCAGTCCATGGGAGCCCGAGGATGCAACGTCATTACCTCAAAGATCATGATGGCGTTGTTTCCTGTGAACACGTCATTCTTCAAGCTACAAGTCTCCGATGGTGAGTTCGTCGCCAACCCTCAACTCAATGCCAAGATCCGTTCCGAGGTCGACGCCAGTCTGGCTAAGATGGAGCGCATCGTCAATCAAAGCATCACTGGTGGCTTGGATCGGGTAATCCTGACTCAAGGCATTCGCCATGGTGTGGCCACCGGCAATGGCCTGTTGTTTGATAGCAAGGATGGCCTCAAGTTTTACCCACTCGATCGGTACGTCTGCGTTCGGGATGGCAATAGCCGCCCTGTCGAGATTGTTACCGTTGAAGGCGTCGATCGAAGCACACTGCCTGCCCGCTTTCAAATCGATGAAAAGAAAGTCAATGGAGTCCAGAATGATTCCACTGGCCCCTCGTCGGTTTCTGAAGTCACTCTTGAAGAGGGTGAGGTCTTGGTCTATACATGGGCCAAGGTTAAAGATGGGCAATGGGTATGGTACCAAGAAATCGATGGAGTCAAGCTAGAGAAGTCCGACGGGCAATGCCCTGTGGATGCTCCTGCTTGGATCCCGATTCGCTTTAACATCGTCGATGGTGAGAACTACGGACGTGGCCGCCTGGAGGAGTTCATTGGTGACCTCCAGAGCCTCGAGGGTCTGACTCAGTCCCTGGTGGAAGGCTCGGCCGTGGCTGCCAAGATCATCTACCTTCTGAGCCCTGGAGCCATCACAAAGCCGGCGGAGTTCGCCCAAGCCGAGAATGGTGACATCCTGGTGGGACGCCCTGAGGACTTGGTTCCTGTGCTCACTGGAAAGCAGGCCGACATGGCCACTGCCTACCAGATGGCTCAGTCCCTGATCAAGTCACTGTCTGAAGCCTTCCTGATCCTGTCTGTACGTCAGTCGGAACGCACCACGGCCGAAGAGGTCCGTGCGGTCCAGCAAGAGGTCATGGAGCAGCTATCAGGCATCATGGGCACGCTCACCACCGAGGTGGCCGTCCCCTTCCTGAAGCGCCGACTGTCGGTGCTCCAACGCAAGGGCCAGCTTCCCAAGTTGCCCAAGGGTCTCGTTCTGCCTACCGTGGTGGCAGGCCTTGATGGCATCGGCCGCGGTCAGGATCGAGAGGCCCTGCTTCGTGTGGCCTCCACCATCCAGCAAGCTCTGGGTCCCGACGTCTTTGCCAAGAAGGTCAACGTCGACGAGTTCATCAAGCGCCTGTTCACCTCAGACGGCATTGATCCTGTCGGCCTGCTCTACACTCAAGAACAGCAAGACGCTTCTCAGAAAGAAGCCCAAGCCGTTCAGATCCAGCAGTCCCTGGTCGATCAGGCCGGTCAGCTGGTCAAAGCCCCTATGATGGATCCCCGTGCCAACCCCGACGCGCCCGAGGCGCTCAGCAACCTCTCCACCCAAAACGCCGCCCCCGCTGGAGCTCCAACCCCTGGCCTCCCCGGAGGACCCGGTTGAGCTTACACCTCTTCCCACCAATCAAACCATCGAGCTTTCGATCCGTTCCACAACCCGCCCCACGGTGGGCAAACCGACGGTGAAGAATAAGGTAGCCCGCCCCCTCATTGGGGCGAAGTCCCTTATCCGGACTCCTGGCTTCAACCACCTAAAGCTTGTCGTATCCGAACCC